CCCTTGCGCTTATGCCAGTTCCCAATACTTCTTGAATGAACATATGCGTTGACGCGGTTGCATACCCACCGTTGCAAACGCGCACCTCTCCGTCAGGCATGAACGTCACCACGGGTGTTTTGTACAACACGCACTCGATCGCATCGTTGCCCGAATTCTTGCGTATGCTGTAATTGTCAGCATATCTCCGCTCGGCTAATGGGCGCAAGTCATTGCTACGCCCACGAATCGGCTTGGTTCTCTCCCACCACACATTTGCGTGGTGGTAGTTGTTCAGCGTTGGTACTGACTTAACTGTTCGGTATCCCATCTCATCTCTCCTTAAGTGCGTACACCTTGACTGTTTTCAGTGTCGGGTACAGGGTTATAAATCTATCCTTGGCCAGCTTCATTGTCTTAGCCTCGATGCGCTCGGTGACCCAGTTGCCAAACCGTGCGCTCCATCCGGTCGCCATATACGTTCCTAACATTTGTTACCTTTCATCTTCGAATAGTGGTCTTCGAATAGTGGCTCGTTCGGCTTGTTGCCCAGCTTCGCCATTTGGACAAGCATTTCGTAGTCATCGCTCTGTTGCAGTTGCTTCCACAGCCTACCCTTGGCTACCCTCTCGCGCTCGTACCACGCTCGGCCGCCCACGATCAGCAGTCCGCTTAGCACTCCGCGCAGTAATACATATGCTTTTTTACGGCTCGGCATGTCGCCCCCTCTGGTATGAAAACACCTCCTCGATAGATTCCAAGTCCCAATTGGCGTCATTGTCTTCATGCTTGTCCAATTCAAGCCAAGCTATTTCTTCAGCGGCCTCTTTGTTCTCAGCCTCCACCGAAACGGTGATGTAACTTGTGCGCTTCAGTTCTACGTTGTATGTTTTCATGTCAGCTCCTTTGGTATATCGACTTCATTGCCCAGCTTGCTGGCGACGTAGCACCGCATAGCGGCGATTAGTGGTGTGTCGCCCCACATTTCATCAGGCCCACTTCTGTCGTGGAAGGACGAGTCCTTCAGCGCCAACCATCCGTGATATTCACACGCACGAATGCAACGCTGTATGCAAACCTTCTCACGCTCAATGATCGGCCCAGCTTGTGCCCAGTCGGTTGAGGGCAAGTAAGACTGCGCCCACCCATAGCGCAGTGCTCGGTCTTTTCCGTCTAGCTTGACCCAGTACGTAGCCACCGTATCAAACCAAAAATCTGTTGCCCCTTCACACTTCGCCACCGCCCAATCAAGGGCTGCGCCTGTTAATTCTGATGTTTTCATTTAAAGTCATCCTCATGTAGGGGCGGTAGCAAAGCTGCCTCTTGAATCATCCGAATTACGCCTCGCATGGTTTCGTATGTTTCAGAGCCAGTGCATGGGTTGGCATATCCGTACGGCTTGCCGTCCTCGTCGTAGTAAACCTCTTGCAAGCAGTACCAATCCTCACCGCCGTTCTCCGACTTGGTGTTTACGATTCGATAGTTCCACATGTTTATGGTCTCCAATAAAAAATGTCCAGTGCCGCAACAATGAGGCACAGCAAAAATACGCAACGCTCAAAGCGTTCCCAAGGTGTGAGTTTCATTCTGTTCTCCTGCGTGTTAGTCCACTGCCGTGTGCGTGATCTGCTCACCGCCCACTTCAACAAGAATGACCGTTATGTCGTACGACTTCTTGGCCTTGAACAAAGCAGCAGCTTTGATCTGCGCTTCATAACTTGTGTTAGCGTGTACCTCAATTTGCTTGCCTCGATACAGCGCAATATATCCGTTGGTAGGTGTAGTCATTTCATTCTCCTTCGCTCAAGTCCATGTAGTCGTCCATCACATCGGTGAACTCAAAGTCCTCCGTTGCCTGTTGCAGTGCAAGTGCATCGCTGTCCTGCACAAAGAAAGACCGACCGCCTCGGTGGTTCTCGGTCACACGGTATGCCCACCCGTTGCCGTGGGACTGGACAAGGTAGCGGTGATCTAATGTTATGAATTCATTGGTTTTCATGGTTTCTACTGCCTTTGCTATCGTTGTGGTTACTTGAGAATAGATTAGAGGGGTGAGGTTGTTTTCTAACAAATGTTAGCTTTGCTCCCCGCGTGTGTTCTTTTGGTTGGTGTTCTTGAGCACGTTAAATGCCGACTCGGGTGTTACGTATTGGTAGTTACCCTTGCCGTATTCCATGACTACGCACCATGATGCACGTTCGACAGTAGCGGCATCTTCTCCGCAGAACAAGCACAGTCGGTAGCCCAGTGCCCAGCGTTCGATGTGAATGTCATCTCCGCACTCGCGGCACTCTCTCCAGTCGCGGTTGGTGCTTGTGGCCTCGATGTCGGTTAGCTCGACATAGGATATGAGGCCCGATGCGTATAGTTGCGCAAGGGTGATTGCGTCTTGGTTGTCTTGAGTGTTTTCTAACATTTGTTACCTTTCGGGAATTAAGGGTTGTGCAGTAGGCGATTTCCCACTACATCTATATTGTACCACAATGTTATAAGTATGTCAAGTGATTTGGCGATGTTTTGGCTTATGCGTAAGGGTTTGGTAAGTTACGTTTGTTGGCTTGTGTTTGGGTATTGTGTGGTACGGTGTGCTAGTTTGTGTGATTTTATTCTGTAACGCAAATGAGAAATTGAACGGAAAACGTAACGCGCTAAGTTGTTGATTCGCCTAAAGAAAAAGAGAAAAAATGATGTAATGTTATAAAGTTAAAGAAAAATCAATATATATGAATGAGGCGCCAAAAATTGGTGTGGTACGAATTGCGCTTGGTGTCTTGCTCAGTGCTTGGAAGTTCGCCATGCATTTTTCAAAAAACACGTAACATATAACATTGCAAGCTAAGTTGTTGATTTTAAAGGAAAAACAGCATTTTGTATTTTGAACATTAGGGGTCTATTGTGTAACAATGCCACAATTGAGGCTAAATTCCGTAACAGCCTTGCTGCTTGGCTACCCCCGCACAGAGAACTGGTATGCCTATATCCTAACAACTGTTAGCCTTAGCTCTACTTTGGCACATGGTACGTAGTATCTAAAGCACTCATTGAAGTACTACTCTTGGCTACCCCCGCACAGAGAACTGGTATGGCTGGAACGCCGTGAACTGTAATCTTCGGTGTCGGTTTGGTCGTTGGTACGTAGTATCTAAAGCACTCATTTTCAGGCGCAAAAAAGCCCGGCCTAACATTTGTTAGAACCGGGCTTGACAAAACCCCGGGTAAACCCGGGGGTCAGGGGTTAGCCTAGCTTGTCGATCTCGCCGCCTAAGGCTTCGAAAATATCCATTAAAGCACCTTTATATTCGCTAGCTTCGCATGACTCGCCTGATTCTTCAGCCTTGAATATACGGTTGATAATGGTTTTCAACTCGGCAACGGTTTTGCCGTCAGTGTCTGATGCGCCCTTGACACGGTTACCAGCGGTAACGTACCCGCTAGCTTCCTTCACCCGTTGCCAATAAACATCAACCGTACCCTTACCAAAACCCGCCTCGGTCATATCGGCAACAAACAAGTCGCGTTCAGCCTTGACGCCTTTTTTGTCCTTACCCTTCAAGTCAAACCACGGTGTTATGGTTTTACCGTTGTCCAACTCACGCACGTTAAACACCATGCAAAGGGCATCAGCGTACCCTTGAATGACTTCGCCCGTACCCTTAGCGGCTTTAACTAAATTGCGCCGCGCTGATGCAACAATACCGGAATCAATCGCGGTGGTGGTGATAATAGTATTTTCCATGATAGCTCCAACCTTTTCTAACAATTGTTAGTAACCGACTAACCGGATGCAACCGACCTTTTCGCTTGCATGGTTAGATTGTACCACAGAATAATCCCTAAATCAAATTTTTTGTAAACAATAAAACAAATATTTTATGGGGGGTATAGCTTCGAAAAAGCCCCTATAACCGCATAGCTAACCCCACCCACCCAAAATATGGCAAAGGGGAGGTAGGGCCCCATCACACTGGGTTCCGCACCCTCGAACACCGCCCACCAACTTTCTATAACAACGCGGTACAAAATACCCCCCGGGTACTAAAAATAAAGCTAGGGCCAAAAAATTTTTGCAAAAATTTAAAAATGATGTTACATTTTTCCCATTCCCAATTTACTTTGGTGCCTATGATTACTGTTGAACCTACTGCGGAATACCCTATTCCATTCGATTTAACCGACGAGCAGCCCAAGACGCACTCGGACGGGGTAGCTGTCGCTGTCAATACGATAGAACTGCTTGAGCAACTCGGCGGAAGTATCGACTTCGATGACAAAGACCTGCACAAAGCCAAGGCCCTGATCACTGGGGAGCAAAAACCCAACGCCCCCAAGCACCTTTCCTCGTCGGCAGAGGCAAAAGCTGCGCATTCTCTGATCAAACGCTTCGACTACAACGCCTTTGCGGATACTTTGCAAGCGCGAAACTTCATTACGAACAAGCTGATCACGCTGGCTGACTGCGGCGACCCCAAGTTGGAGCTCAAGGCTTTGGAATTGCTGGGCAAACACAGTGATATTGGCTTGTTTACCGAGAGAAGCGAGATTACCGTCCACCACACAACGTCCACTGCGCTGGAAAACTCCATTAAAGATAGGATCAAGCGCCTGCTCAACTCAGATGTGACAGATATAACGCCGCTGGACGACCTTGATGCGCAGCTTGGACCGGTTGAAGCGTTCAAACAGGTGGTTGAGGCGCAAGAAGTGCAAGAAGAAAAGAGTTTCGATGAGTGAAATCACTCTCAAAGACATTGAACAGCTGATTACGGCTGGAAAATTGTCCGAGAGTGACCTGCGCGTGCTCGAAGCGCAGCTGACTAAGCTGGAAAAACTTAAAGATCGGGAGCTTTCACAGACCAAGTTCATCAAGTTTGTGGAAAAGGTCTGGCCAACATTTATTTCGGGTGCACACCACAAGCGAATGGCCGAGGCGTTTGAAAGAGTGGCCAACGGAACGTGCAAAAGGCTGATCATTAACATGCCACCCCGGCATACGAAGTCTGAGTTTGCGTCCTACCTGCTTCCTGCTTGGTTTTTGGGCAAGTTCCCGCACAAGAAGGTTATTCAGGCGTCAAACACAGGTGAGTTGGCGGTAGGCTTTGGCCGTAAGGTGCGTAACTTGGTGGACACCGAGACCTACCACGAGATATTCCCACACTTGTCGCTCTCAACCGACTCTAAAGCAGCCGGACGGTGGAACACCAGCAAGGGCGGTGACTATTTTGCGATCGGTGTAGGCGGTACGGTGACGGGTAAGGGCGCTGATGTGCTCATTATTGACGACCCGCACTCTGAACAGGAAGCTGCTATGGCGGCGTCGAACCCCGACGTGTATGACAAAGTGTATGAGTGGTACACGTCAGGTCCGCGTCAGCGTTTGCAGCCGGGTGGGGCAATTGTCATTGTGATGACGCGTTGGGCGCAGAGAGATTTGACTGGCCAAGTGATTAAGTCAGCAGCGCAGCGTTCGGGGGAAGAGTGGGAAGTGATTGAGTTTCCCGCCATCCTGCCCAGTGGCAACCCGCTGTGGCCACAGTTTTGGGCTATCGAGGAGCTGGAAGCGCTGCGGGAAGAACTGCCAAACGCCAAGTGGCAGGCGCAATATCAGCAAAATCCGGTCGGGAATGAAAGCGCCATAGTTAAAAGAGATTGGTGGCAGTGGTGGGAGGAGGACCGTCCGCCCGAGTGTGAGTACATTCTTCAGACATGGGACACCGCGTTTGAGAAACACCAACGGGCTGACTTTTCTGCGGGCACGACGTGGGGGGTGTTCACGTACCACAAGGACAACACCAAGAACATTATCTTGCTCAACACGTACAAGAAACGAGTTGAGTGGGTGGACCTGAAGAAAGATGTGCTTGCGGAGTACCGCGAGTACGAACCCGATGGGCTGTTGATCGAGAAAAAGGCAACTGGGGCTCCGTTGATCTACGAGCTTAGGGCGATGGGTATACCGGTCCAAGAATACACGCCAAGTAAGGGGCAAGACAAAATTGCCCGTTTGAACAGCGTTTCCGACATAATTGCCAGTGGAAAAGTATGGGTTCCACGCACGCGCTGGGCGGAAGAGTTGGTTGATGAGATCGCTGCGTTCCCTTCTGGTGAACACGATGACTTGGTCGATGCGACTACTTTGGCCTTGATGAGATTTCGTCAAGGCGGGTTTTTACGCCTGCCAGCTGACGAGCCCGAGGAAATTCAATGGTTTAAGAGCCCCCGTAGGGATCGGTTCTACACAGTCTAAGGACATATCATGGCAATGGAAAAAAGTTTATACGCAGCCCCTACTGGGCTTTCCGATTCTTCCTCTATGGGGCCAGAGATCGAAATTGAGGTTGAGGACCCCAAAGCCATGCACATTGGCATTGGCGACTTGGAGTTGGACATTGAGCCGGGCGAAGGTACAGCCGAGGACTTTGACGCTAACCTTGCTGAGTTCATGGACGAGCGCGACTTGCAGTCACTGGGCTCCGAGCTGATTGCGGATTTCACCAAAGACATTGGCGACCGCAAAGAGTGGATGCATACGTATGTGGACGGCTTAAAGCTGCTGGGCCTCAAGTACGAAGATCGTACCGAGCCGTGGCAAGGTGCGTGCGGCGTGTTTCACCCCATGCTGACCGAGTCCGTTGTGCGTTTTCAGTCTGAGGCAATGACCGAGACGTTTCCAGCGCAAGGTCCAGTTAAGACAAACATCATCGGCAAAGACACACCCAAAGTGCAAGAGGCTGCTAGCCGAGTGCGGGAAGACATGAATTACCAGCTCACCGAGGTGATGACTGAGTACCGCCCCGAGCATGAAAAAATGCTGTGGAATTTGCCACTGGCCGGTAGCGCATTTAAGAAGGTTTACTACGACCCAAGTAAAGGGCGTCAAACTGCAATGTTTATCCCTGCCGAGGATATTGTTGTGCCGTACGGCGCATCAAACCTTGAGTCTGCCGAGCGTGTCACGCACGTTATGCGTAAATCGCCGAATGAGATTTTGAAGTTGCAAGATGCCGGGTTCTACATGGACGTGGACTTGGGTGAGCCAGCAAACGAGTTGGATGACATTGAGAAGCAAAAAGCTGAAGAGATGGGCATGACCGCTACGCACGATGAGCGGTTCCGTATTCTTGAGATGCACGTTGACTTGGACCTCAAAGGTTTCGAGCACAAGGGCAAAAACAAAAAACTTACGGGCATTGCGCTGCCGTACGTGGTAACGGTGGAAAAGGGCACGGGTAAGATTCTGGCCGTTCGCCGCAATTGGTACGAAGGTGACGAGCTCCACACCAAGCGCCAGCACTTTGTGCACTATCAGTATATCCCGGGGTTTGGTTTCTACGGGTATGGGCTTATTCACTTGATTGGCGGCTATGCGAAAAGTGCAACGATGCTTATTCGCCAGTTGGTTGATGCTGGCACTTTGTCTAACTTGCCCGGTGGCCTCAAGTCCCGTGGTCTTCGTATCAAAGGTGACGACACTCCGATCCAGCCCGGTGAGTTCCGAGACGTGGACGTGCCCTCCGGCTCGATTCGTGACAACATCTTGCCACTGCCCTACAAAGAGCCGTCGCAAGTTCTGTACACCCTCTTCGATCGTATAGTCCAAGAAGGTCGCGCCTTTGCATCGAGTGGCGATATGAAAGTGAGCGATATGTCGTCGCAAGCCCCAGTGGGCACCACTCTGGCCATCCTTGAGCGCACACTGAAAGTGATGACAGCAGTTCAGGCTCGCCTGCACTACGCAATGAAAATGGAGTTCAAACTCCTGAAAGTCATCATTGCCGACTACACACCGGAAGAGTACGACTACGAGCCAGAAGAAGGCAATCGTTCGGTGAAGAAAGCCGACTACGACTTAGTGGACGTGATTCCTGTAAGCGACCCCAACGCAGCGACCATGGCGCAGAAAATTGTGCAGTACCAAGCGGTGTTGCAGCTGGCCCAGAGCGCTCCGAACTTATATAACTTGCCGCTTCTGCACCGCCAGATGATTGAGGTGTTGGGCATCAAAAACGCTTCCAAACTTGTGCCTATGGAAGAAGATGCAATTCCTATCGATCCAGTGGCAGAGAACCAAGCGCTGCTTAATGGCAAGCCGGTCAAAGCGTTCATCCAGCAAAGCCATGAAGCGCACATCCAAGTGCACATGGCCGCGATTCAAAGTCCCAAGGTTCAACAGCTGATGCAGATGAATCCCGCTGCACAAAGCATCATGGCCGCAGCAATGGCGCACATCAACGAGCACATTGCGTTTGAGATGCGTAAGCAGATCGAGATGGCGATGGGTATGCCACTGCCGACTGAAGAACAAAACAAAGAAGTTACTCCAGAGTTGGCTGACAAGATTGCCATGATGGCCGCGCAGGCATCGCAGCAGATTCTCCAAAAGGACAAGCAGCAAGCCCAACAGCAGCAAGCTCAGCAGCAACAGCAGGACCCAGTGGTACAGATGCAACAGCAAGAACTCCAGATCAAACAGCAAGAACTTAAGCTCAAAGAGCAAAAGCAAGCAATGGAGGCAGCGGCCAAAGCCGACCAGCTTCGCATCGAAGAAGCTCGTATTGCAGCCCAGAAAGAAATCGCGGCTATGCAGGTGGGTGCCACCGCTGCCGCTGCACGCGACAAACTTAAGCAGCAAATGGAGGCCGAGGGTGTCCGTATGGGGATTGATGCAGCTAAGAGCAAAGCGCAGTTGGCGGCGCAGTCTCGCCAGCATGCGGCTCAGATGTTCCAACAGTCTCGCCAGCACGCCGCTCAAATGGCGGACAGAAACAAAATGCCGAACAAACCTCCTGTTAAGGAGAGCAAATGAAGGACTATCAGATTTTGGCTTACACGGCCAAAAAACTTGTAGAACAGCGTGGAACTTACGAAGACGCGGTTAGCCGTGGCAACGCTAAGGATCATGCTGAATACAAACACCTCTGCGGGCTTATCCAAGGTCTAAGGCAAGCAGAGGAAATTATTAACGATCTTGTGCAAAAAATGGAGAAATCTGATGACTGAATTTGATGTTTCGGCGGTTGATCTGTCAGGTATTTTGAACAAAAATACCGAGGACAAAGCCAAACAGTTGCCTGAGCCAAAGACCTTTCGCCTTCTGTGCATAGTACCAGAAGCAGAAGAAAAAGTAGAGGGTACTGAAATCTACAAACCGGCACAGACTATGCATTACGAGGAGGTTTTGACCCCCGTTCTGTTTGTGGTCAAGGTTGGCCCGGATGCTTACGCAGACAAAATCCGGTTCCCCAGTGGGCCGAGCTGCAAGCAAGGTGACTTTGTCATCGTGCGCCCCAATTCAGGCACCCGCTTGAAAATCCACGGTCGCGAGTTCCGCATCATCAATGATGATTCGGTTGAAGCCGTTGTCGAAGACCCGCGTGGCATCAGCCGCGCTGCATAAGGAGTAAGCATGGCAAATTTTAAAGATGAAGATTTTGAGTTTCCTGATGAGAAGGAAGCTAAAAAAACCAAGGCAGATGCGGATGACAACTTTAATGTTGAAATTGAAGATGACACTCCCGTAGCCGACCGGGGCCGCAAACCCATGAAAGAGCCAGTGGAAGATCCCACTGAAGATGAACTTGCCTCGTATGACGAGAAAGTTCAGGCTCGTATCAGAAAGTTCACTCGTGGCTACCACGACGAACGACGCGCCAAAGAAGAAGCGCTTCGTGAGCGCGAGGCCGCTGAAGTATTTGCTCGTCAGGTGTTTGAGGAGAACAAAAAACTCCAACAACAGTTGTCCACAGGTAGCAAAGCCTATATTGAGACTTCTAAATCTGCCGCCGAAACTGAGTTGCAAGCAGCTAAACGCCGGTTCAAGGAAGCCTATGACGCCGGAGATTCCGACGCATTGGCGGATGCACAAGCAGAGGTTGCACAAGCCACTTTGAAACTTGATCGCGCTTCTACCATGAAGCCTATCGAAGTGGAAGACAGAGAATATCAGACAGCAGCGCCGCAAACTGAAACTCAAAAACTCAGCCCACGTACTCAAAAATGGGTGCAGGCCAACAAAGATTGGTGGGGCGCGGACGAAGAAATGACTATGACCGCAATGGGTATTGACAAGAAGTTGCAACGCGAGTATGGTTCTGAATACGTAGGTAGTGAAGAGTATTTCAAAACTATCGACCGCACTATGCGAAAGCGTTTTCCCGAGCACTTTGAAAGTGATCGGAGCGATGAGGAAGATTATGACCCGCCTCAACGAAAGAGGTCAGAACCGGCTTACGAGGAAGAACCTTCGCGCCGTGCAACAAAACCCGCTGTAGTTGTAGCTCCGGCTTCACGCAGCACCCCGCCTAGTCGTATGCGACTGAAGGCATCCGAAGCAGCGATCGCTCGCCGTCTTGGGGTTCCTTTGGAGCTTTACGCCAAACAGGTTGCTATGCTTAATAGAGGTGAATAAAAATGACTGAAGTTCAAACCAAATCGCAAAATCGTATGGCTCGTGAGCTGGACTCCCGTGAAGTGACGTTTCAACGTCCCGAAGCGTGGCGTGCGCCCGAAACCTTGCCAATGCCTGACGAACGTCCGGGCTGGACGCATCGATACGTACGTATTAGCATGATGGGACAAGCTGATGCCAGTAATATCTCTAGTAAGTTTCGCGAAGGATACGAACCCGTAAAAGCGGAAGAATATCCTGAGCTCATGATGCACGCTACCACAGAAGGCCGCTTTAAAGGCGGTATTGAAGTGGGCGGACTGTTGCTCTGCCGTATCCCTTCCGAGTTCCTCAAGCAACGCGAGGCGTATTACTCCTCGAAGAACAAGGCTCAAATGGATTCAGTGGACAATACTTTCCTTCGCGAAAGTGATCCTCGGATGCAGAAGTTTTCTGAACGAAGCACCAAGGTTACTTTCGGCTCTGGTTCTTAAATTTTTCAAGGAGTCTTAAATGGCTTATCCAACGGTTTCGGCCCCCTACGGCCTTAAGCCCGTAAACTTGATTGGTGGACAGGTCTTCGCTGGTTCTACACGTAACGTGAAAGTCCAGTACGGCTACGCCACTAATATTTTTTATGGTGATTTTGTCGCGATTACTCGCGGCTTCGCTACTCGTTTAGCGGCAACTGATGGCGGCTCTGCTTCCACCGGTGCTGCTGGTTACGGTAACGTCGGTATCTTCTTGGGTTGCTCGTATACGAACCCTTTGACCAAGCAAAAGACTTTCAGCCAATACTGGCCAGCAAGTACTTTGGCTGGTGATGCTGTCGCAATTGTGACTGACGATCCTGATACCATTTTTAAAGCCGCTGTCGTGACAACTCAAGGTGGTACCACTATTGGTTCCGCATCGAGCGCCATGATCGGCTTGAACATGACTATCTCCAACTTGGCTGGTAACGTTAATACCGGTAACTCGTCGAACGGCATTTTGGCCAGCTCTGCTGCCACTACCGCCGCTCTGCCTGTCCGTATTATCGACGTGGTGCCTGATACTGCTGTTGCTTTGGGCACTGCCACTTGGTCTAGCGGTACAACTACTTTGACTACCTCTGCTTTGCCTAACGCGTTGCCAGTGGGTACTGAAGTTGGTTTCTTGGCCGCTAACGGTCAGTACGTTGGCGCAGCCAACTGGGTTTCTACAGCAGCTACTGCTGGCGCAACCTCTGTTGTTGTCAACGCACAATATGGTGTGGTTAACGCTGGCGGCGCTGCTGCTACCGCAACCGCAATTCCCGCAAGCTCCGTGCTCGTGTTTACGCAGTACACTGAAGTTCTTTGCAAGATCAACTTCGGCGTTCACTCGTATTACACTGGGCTTGGCACTCAAACCGCTTAAGGAGTAACTTAAATGGCCATTTCACGCGCACAACTGCTCAAAGAGCTGCTCCCCGGTCTGAACGCCTTGTTTGGTTTGGAGTACGCCCGCTACGGCGAAGAGCACAAGGAACTTTACGAAGTGGAAACTTCTGAGCGTTCTTTTGAAGAAGAAACGAAACTGTCTGGTTTCTCTGCTGCACCTGTTAAGAACGAAGGCTCTGCCATCGCTTATGACAACGCACAGGAAGCATGGACAACTCGTTACAACCACGAAACCATTGCCTTGGGTTTCTCGATCACTGAAGAAGCGATCGAAGATAACTTGTATGACAGCTTGTCCGCTCGTTATACCAAGGGTCTGGCTCGTGCCATGTCGTACACCAAGCAGGTTAAAGCTGCCGCTGTTCTGAACAATGGCTTCTCCGCAGCTTATGCTGGTGGCGATGGCGTTGCTCTGTTCAGCGCTTCTCACCCTCTGGTTAACGGTGCAACCAACGCTAACACCCCAGCTACCCAAGCTGATTTGAACGAGACTTCTTTGGAAGCCGCCGTTATCCAGATTGCTGCTTGGACTGATGAACGTGGTCTGTTGATTGCCGCTAAGCCTAAAAAGCTGATCGTTCCCCCAAGCCTGCAATTCGTTGCTACTCGTCTGTTGGAAACCGAACTCCGCGTCGGTACTAACAACAACGACCTCAACGCGATCAAGAACAACGGTGCTGTGCCTGACGGTTACACCATCAACCACTTCTTGACCGACAACAACGCTTGGTTCTTGACCACAGACGTGCCAAACGGTTTGAAGCATTTCGTTCGTACTCCGCTGCAAAACAGCATGGACGGCGATTTTGATACCGGTAACGTGCGTTACAAGGCCCGTGAGCGTTACAGCTTCGGCTGGTCTGATCCATTGGGCGTCTTTGGCTCCAGCGGTTCGTTCTAATCAAACCGCCCCACAAGGGCCAGTTTGGAAGCCACCTTCGGGTGGCTTTTTTATTTGTTGCACCCGTTTTTTATTTGGTGTATATTGCATACATCTGGGTGATTCGCCTTACCACCACTGCCCCAGCAGACGATGCAACGATCGGTAAGGTACTTTTGCATAAGGACTTTTGTCATGGCACGTTCTACCTTTGATGGCCCAATTCTGTCGGGCGACAACCGTTTTGGTCCACAACGTAACATCGGTTACACCACGTTGACCCAATCTGGCTATCTTAATTTGTTGAACACCACTTCGGCTACAGCCGGATTTGCTGGTGGTTCTGGTACGTTTGTTACGTCCAACAACATCCCCAACCAAAACACAACAGTTTATGTCCCATCATCGACTAACCCGACTTTGGTTGCACAAACAATTCCAGCAGACACCGCTAGTCAGTATTACCGTGGTTGGGTCTGCTATGTGCCTACAAACTGCGATATTGACCAAGCAATCATCGACGTAGCAGTGCTGCCTACTGTTGCCTCCGGTACTTTGTCTACCATCAAAGTATATGTGTCCAACAACTACACTGTTGAAGCTGGCACACCAACCTACGCAAGTTCTACCCTGTCTGGTACTGGCCGCGCTACTACTTCGTTTAGCGGCACGCAAGTCACCAATGCTAATGGTACTTCCACAGATTTGGTTGGTATCAACGGTACGCAAACACTGTCCCAAATTGTTTTTACCTTGTCTTTGACAGGTACCACAATGGGCGCAATTTCTGCCGGTCAGATTTATTTCTCGCTTCGTTACATCCAGCCTGACGGCAACATTGGCTCTACTACTGCTTACCCATTTGGTAACTTCGACTAATTGAGCAACGGGGGCTTCGGCCCCCTTCTTTGGATTTAAGGAGTACTATATGTCTGGTGGATGGACCGTCGTTGACTCGGCAACAAACAAATCGCTGCCTATTCAGGGCACAACTAACTCTGGCGCTGCTGTGCCTTATGTTACCCCTGCTCCGGGTGCGCAAGACCCAGTAGGTAAGTTTCGTATTTCAGCGCCTCAAGCGTTGATTGATACCGACTTTGAATATGGCACACAGCCAACAAAGTGGGAATCTATTGCTTTGCAAAATAACCGCCAAAGCATGTACTACATTGCTCAACAACCTTTGACTGTTACAAGCATTCTAGGTGACGGGGCTACTGCAACCATTACCATTGCAGGGTCCTTGTTTTCAATGGCTGTTGGGCAACCAATTTTTATTCAAAATGCTAGTTTGCCGCAAATCAACGGATGGTGGTATGTCACTGCTGCAACCGCCTCAAGTATTTCGGCTCAAATTGCTACGGGAACTACAGTCCCTGCGTCTAACCAATATAACGCTGCACTGACTTATTTGTATGCGGGATATTTATATTCCAACTGTGGTATTCCACTTAGCTCAACCGCTGCATTTTCTTCCTCTACTGCCACAACAACCGTAACTACAACCAATCCGCATGGTTTGCAAGCGGGATCATATATTTATGTAAATGGCGTAACATCTACTTCTGCTAATGCTACGCTTGGTTGGATTTCCGGTACGACCATGTACTTTAACGCGTCTCCTGCTGTTGGAGCCAGCTCTATACGTTCTGGGTATAGCGTAACTGGCGTGGGCGTTACGGGCGGAACAACAGTGACTGCAACCAATGCTGCTACGTCTACTGCTGCGTTTATTACGGGCACCGTATTGTCAGTAACCGCAGGTGCCGCACAGACTGTAGGAAACCAACTTATAGGTGGTGGGGTAACTAACGGTACGTATGTATCCGCAATAAACAGTGCGACATTTGTTGCCGCTATTTCTGGTACAGCACTGACTTACGCTTCCGGCACAATTCCTACTATTGGCATGGTGCTTGCAGACTCAACCACTCCCGGTAACTTGCCAGCAGGTACTTACATTGCTTCTGGAACCTCGCCTAACTTTGTGCTGAGCGCCGCAGGAACCGCAGCCGCAGCAGACACTATTGTTGGTACAAGCTACACAGTGAGCGCATCGCAAACAGTTACTAGTACAACTATTAATGGGTACAACTACACTGTTAGCGCCTCACAAACGGTTGGTTCACAAGGCTCACCTGTTGCTTTGACTCTTACGTCTACCGCTGTTACAAATGCCCCTAACGGCGCATACATTGTTGCAACTGTTCCAACCGCCAATACGTTTACGTACACAACGGCCTACAACATGTCAGGAACAATGAGCAACGTGGCAAACAGCACCACTTTGTACGCTCGTCCATCTGGTTTTGTTGAACCACGTTCGTTTGATGGCGGCGTGGCTTTCTCTGCTGGCGGTGCAGTACCGGGCCAACAATTGATCCGTCAGACTCGTCGTTATTTCCGCTACCAGTCTGGTAAGGGTGTTCAGTTCTCGACTGGTTCGTCCTTGAAACCAGCCTTGTTTATTACCAGTATTACTGGTTCTGGCACTACTGCAACGGTAACTTCTCGGTATCAACACAACCTTACTGTTGGTTCAAAAATTACCGTAGCTGGCACTGACCAAGGTGTGTACAACGGCAACTTTACTATTGCCACTGTTCCGTCAACGTTGACTTTTACGTATACCACACAGATTCCTGTTGGCTCTGCTACCACTGCTACAGGTCAAGCTGTTCGTGTAAGCCCAACTAGTTGGTATGGTTCTGCTAACCGTGTTGGTTTGTTTGACTTGCAGAACGGCATGTTTTTTGAGTACGACGGCCAGAATTTATTTGCAGTGCTGCGTAACAGTATTAACCAAGCCAACGGCACTATTTCGGTAACCAGCGGCTCCAATTTGGTTACGGGTACAGGCACGCAGTTCGTTACACAGTGTATACCCGGTGCATATGTTGTGATTCGTGGGCAGTCTTATCGTGTGGTCACTGTTGCCAGCGACACTTCGATGTATGTGTCTCCTGAATATCGGGGCACTACGATTGCTGGCGCGTTGATGTCTTTGACTTTAGAAGTACGCATCCCACAAAGTAAGTGGCAAGACCCATGCGATGGCACCGGCCCTTCTGCGTACAACATTGATTTGACCCGTATGCAGATGTGGTACATCGACTACTCTTGGTACGGTGCTGGTGTGGTGCGTTACGGTTTCCGTGCAACCAACGGGCAAGTTAACTACGTAACCCAAATTCAAAACAACAACAAGCAGTTTGAAGCGTACATGCGTACGGGTAACATGGCGGCTCATTACGAGTCCAATGGTATCTCTCCTACTACAGTTATGACCTCTAGTTTGGGTAATACCAACACTACATTGAGTGCCGCAGTTGCTTTAGCTGCCTTGTCGATACCACTGACCGCAGTTACCAACTACAACAACACTGGCGTAGTTAAAATTGATAATGAGTTGATTTATTACTCAGGCATTTCTGGTAATAATTTGGTTGGTTGTATTCGTGGGTTTGGTGGAACTACCGCTGCATCTCATATTAGCGGATCAACAGTTGCCATTTCTTCAATTGATATTCTTGATTGCTCTCGTTTTCCTTCAGCAGGAACCGTAAAAGTTCAAGCCTCTGGGCAAACAGGAACGGTTGAATACATCGCGTTTACCGGTAACGATGGCAGTATTTTGTACGGGTTAACCCGCGCTCAAACTGGTGGTCAAGCAAGTGCGCAAGCATTTACTTATAGCGCAACAGCGCCAATCAGCGTTGAACTGAGTTCGCCCGACACCGTTCCGTCTCTGTCCCATTGGGGCTCATCAGTTATCATGGACGGTCGGTTTGATGATGACAAGTCGTTGATTTTTAACTACGGCATGACTACCGCAGCGACTACCTCTAGCACCGCTCCAGTGGTTTTGATGGCAATTCGCATTGCGCCTTCTGTTGATAACGGCCAAGTAGGTTTGCTGGGCCAAAAAGAAATTATCAACCGTATGCAGTTGCAATTGGATTCTTTGGGTGTGGTTACTACGGGTAACACGTACTTAATTAACCTGATTTTGAACGGCTATTCCACTGGCGCATTTGTTGGTACTGGAAACAACTTTACTTCGCCAATTCAGCAAGCTAATGGTACGACGTCTTCGTTGGCTCAAATTGCAGTTAACACCACAGGCGCAGTATCTGTCTTTGGCGGTGAGTCTGTGGCTGCGGCTTTCTGCGCAGCAGGTACGGTATCTAACTTGGACTTGTCCAACGTGCGCGACTTGGGTAATTCCATTTTGGGCGGTGGCACATCTAACGTCATACCAGTAACTCAAGCTGGTTTTTACCCAGATGGCCCAGACATTCTGTATGTGGTTGCCCAAGCGGTGAGCGTAACAGGCGGTTCCATTTTGGCTCGTTTGAGCTGGAAAGAAGCGCAGGCTTAATCATGGCTACAGCCAAGAAAAAAGGCCCCTCATTGGCCATTGGCCGTGGCGAAAAACTCCCTGCATCGAAAGGTGCGGGGCTGACCGCCAAAGGCCGTGCTAAATACAACGCAGCCACCGGCAGCAACTTGAAAGCTCCGCAACCACAAGGTGGCCCCCGCAAAGATTCGTTTTGCGCTAGGATGTCGGGAATGCCCGGTCCTATGAAAGACGAAAAGGGCAAACCCACCCGCAAGGCGGCTTCACTAGCAAGATGGAAATGTTGATATGACCGAAAACACCGAAACAATTAAACATGTGGTTGACGGCTTGTCAATCATCACCGTAATAGGGACATTGGCAGATATGCTTCCATCAGTCGCAGCAGTATTTACGATTGTGTGGACATGTATCCGCATTTGGGAAACCACCACAGTTCAAAACTGGGTTAAAAAGTTGAGGGGCGACAATGCCATCGACAAGCAAGAAACAACATAACTTTATGGAAGCGGTGGCACATAACCCCGCTTTTGCAAAGAAGGCAGGCGTGCCACAATCCGTTGGACAAGATTTTTCTGACGCGGACAAAGGGTTAAAGCTCCGTTCAAGTGTTCGCACCCGCGCCGACCGACAAACTGTTAACAACCCTAAAACCGACCACGGCAACGCGGCGCTCTTTAAAAAAGGTGGCTCTATGGCTAAAAGCGATATGAAAGAAGACATGGCAATGGACAAGTCTCAGGACAAAGCCATGATCATGAAAGCGTTCAAACAACATGACGCTCAAGAACACAAAGGCGGCAAGGGTACAACCTTGAAACTGTCCAAAGGTGGTTCCGCTTCTGCTCGTGCCGATGGCGTTGCACAGCGTGGTAAGACCAAAGGTACTTTCGTCGCGTGCGGCGGTGGAATGACTAAAGGAAAATAATCATGGCTGATCAACTGAAATATACCGAGCAAACTGTTATGGAGCGCAAGGGTGGCAAAGAAGCCATGAAAAATTACAAGCCTCGTCGTACTCCCGGTTCTTTGGATGATGTTGTTACTTCCGAAACTCGTGCAAAAATGGAAGCCGCCAAAGCTGAAGTCGCCGACCAAAAAATGGGTGAAGCGCAAAAAGATGCTTATAACAAAGCCTCTGGTATGAAAAATGGTGGTTCCGCTTCTAGCCGTGCTGATGGCATTGCGTCACGGGGCAAGACCCGTGGCATGATGTGCTGAGTATGATGGCCAGCCGTGGTATGGGGGCTGTAGCCCCTAGCAAAATGCCCAAGGGTAAGAAGACCGTCCGCCGAGACGATACTGATTTTGAACAGTACGCTGGTGGGGGTAAGATTGGTCTTTATGCCAACATCAATGCCAAACGCAAGCGTGGTGACAAGATGCGCAAACCCGGCGCAAAAGGCGCTCCTACCGACCAAGCATTTATCAACTCTGCTAAGACTGCAAAAAAGTAAGGAAACAACATGTCTCAATTCATTCTGACCCCCGAAGAAGACCAATTGGTTTTAGATGCCTTGCGTAGCATAGCTGCTCGGTACACCGCTATGTATGGTGTGACCGACCCAGCCTTAGAAGCTCTGGTTGCCAAGATTAGCCCAGTGGAAGCCTCTGTGGTTGAAGAAGCCCCTGTGGTTGAAGAAGCCCCTGTGGTTGAAGAAGCCCCTGTGGTTGAAGAAGCCCCTGTGGTTGAAGAAGCCCCTGTGGTTGAAGTGCCCGTTGAAGAGAAATAAAGCATGACCACCTCCGGCGTTGCTACGTTCAACATGGACCTCACGGAAATCGTGGAGGAAGCGTTCGAGCGTGCGGGTTCGGAGTTGCGCTCTGGTTATGACTTGAGGACCGCTCGCCGGTCTTTAAATTTGCTGTTTGCAGATTGGGCCAATCGCGGTGTCAACATGTGGACGTTTGAGCAAGGGACTATTGACTTAGTTCCGGGGCAGAACACATATGCGCTACCAGATGACACAGTTGATCTTTTGGAACATGTTATTCGTACAGGCGCAGGTAATACAGCTACGCAAGCAGACCTTACAATCACTCGTATTAGTGTTTCTACGTACGCTACGTTGCCCAACAAGTTGCAACAAGCCCGCCCAATCCAAGTGTGGATTCAACGTTATAACGGGCAGACATCTCCTACAGGTATCTCCGGTTCTATTGTGGACGGTGAATACACGGTGGTTCAAAGTTTTTCAGATACAGATACAGAAATTACAATTAGTGGGTATTACAGACTGCCTGCTACTGGTTTTATAAAAATTGGTTCAGAAATTATTCAGTACGGCTACATTGCTCAAACTGCATTGGGGTATACCCTGTATAACTGTTTCCGTGGCCAGCAAAATACAATTGCGGATGCGCACAGCGCTGGGGCCACTGTGTACTGGGCTCAAGTTCCCGCGATCACTGTGTGGCCAACTCCTGATAGTTCCCAAGCGTATCAATTTGTTTATTGGCGTTTGCGCCGCTCACAAAATGCAGGTGATGGCGTGAACACAATGGATGTTCCTTTTAGATTCTTGCCTTGTATGGTGGCTGGCTTGGCCTATTACTTGGCGATGAAAGTTCCAAGTGGCGCAGAACGTTTATCAATTCTTAAACAGCAATACGATGAGGCATGGCAGTTTGCTTCTGAAGAAGACCGGGAAAAAGCCGCCGTGCGTTTTGTGCCGCGTCAGCAGTACATTGGGGGTTCTTAATGGGTAATCGCTTTGCCTCTGGTAAGAATGCGATTGCGGAATGCGACCGTTGTGGCCAGCGGTTTAAGCTAACGCAGTTGCGCACGGAAGTTATCAAGACCAAAACTTACAACCTTTTGGTTTGTCGTGAATGTTGGGACCCTGACCATCCACAACTCCAGTTGGGTATGTACCCCGTAGACGATCCACAGGGGCTGCGTAATCCGCGCCCCGACCGTAGCTACATAACTTCTGGGTTGACTGTGACTGGCACTCTTGGTGAGGGTAGTCGAATCTTTGAGTGGGGTTGGAATCCAGTTGGAGGTTCCCGTAGTTTTGATGCCGCTTTGACACCAAATGTCTTGGCAATGAGCGTGCAAATTGGTACAGTCACAGTTGTGACGACATAAGGAGTTAATCATGGCATATAAATCAGCAGCAGATGGTGTAGCCTCCAAAGGCAAAACCAACGTCAAAGTCATGGCTAATAGCGGCCCCAATGTTTCCCCAAAAACTGTCAAAGGTAACAAGGGTGGCAACGGTGGACCTACTGGCCAACAAATGCGTGCCGTTGGCCGCAACATGGCTCGCGCCAATAACCAAAAGTGAGGTTGTCATGGCCAAAGTAAATAACAAACCAGCTTCGGCGTATGCTCAACCGCATACCATGAGCGGCAAAAACGTGGATATTAACGACTCCGAAAACAATGGCGGTTTTCGTCCTGACCCCAACACTATGCCCGCCAACAAAACTATGCCCGGTGGAAACATTCCCACTCGCCGCGTGTCGATTGGGGATATTACGTTTGAACCCAAAACAACGGGCATCAAGATGCGTGGTACTGGCGCAGCTACTAAGGGTGTGATGTCCCGAGGTCCGATGGCATGAACTACGCCGAGTTGTTTAGCTCTATCCAAACGTACACGGAAAACCAATTTCCAGATGTGTACTTGGCTGATGGCTCGACTGTGCCTGCAAAGACTCAAATTGATACTTGCATTAGGCAGGCAGAACAGCGCATATACAACTCGATGCAGTTCCCCGCTGTTCGCAAAAACGTGCAAGGTGTAGTGTCCGCAGCGACTCCGTATCTGTCTTCGCCGGATGACTTTTTGGCGGTGTACTCTTTGGCGATGGTAGATGCTTCAGGCAACTACACGTACTTGTTGAACAAGGACGTGAACTTCATCCGTGAGGCATACCCCAATTCATCAAGCACAGGCTTGCCTAAGTATTACGCGTTGTTTGGCCCTACGGTATCCGGTAGCACTATTTCAACTGAATTGTCGTTTATCCTTGGCCCTAAGCCAGATACGGCGTACACGGCTGAGCTGCACTATTACTACTACCCTGCGTCCATCGTAACTGCCAGCACTACTTGGCTGGGTGATAATTTTGATACCGTGCTGTTGTATGGTTCATTGATCGAAGCCTACACATTCATGAAGGGCGAAGCCGACATGCTTCAGTTGTACGACGCCAAGTACAAAGAAGCGCTTGTTTTGGCCAAACGTCTGGCTGATGGTATGGAGCGTCAGGATGCTTACCGATCTGGCCAATATAGACAGGCGGTGACTTGATGGCTTTCACAGGAAACTATTCGTGCAATTCGTTTAAAACAGGCATGATGAATGGGACGTTCAACTTTACGTCCGGCTCGTTCAAGATTGCTCTGTACACGAACAATGCAACGCTTAATGCAACCACTGCGGCGTACACTTCTACGGGTGAGGTCGTGGCATCAGGCTATACAGCTGGGGGCAAAGCCTTAACAATTGCCCAAGTACCCACTACGGGCACTTCAGGCACCACGGTGTACGTATCCTTTACCAACATTGCTTGGACTGGTGCGATCACGGCGCGTGGCGCTTTGATCTACTCCACAGTCAGCGGTAACCCCGCTGTGTGCGTTTTGGATTTTGGTGCAGATAAAATTTCTTCCGCTACATTTACCGTACAATTTCCAGCGGTATCAAATACCTCAGCCATCATAAGGATTACATAATGCTCGTAAACACCACCAAAGGCGAAATGGATGACTCCCTGCTTGAAAAGCGTGAGGGTTCCGTTGATAATGACAACGAGCTGACCGTTTGGACAGAATATTGGTTGGACAATGAATTGGTGCATCGTTCTGTACATGTCCAGCTGAAAAAGAACGTACTTGCTGACGGCATAGCCGCAGACATCGTGTAAAGGAAAAATTATGGCAAACACACAAGCAATGTGCACATCGTTCAAGGGTGAAATCTTGACCGGCACCCACAACTTCGGCGTTGCTCCTACGCGTGGCACAACCGCAGCTGACACATTTAAAGCCGCGTTGTACTTGGCTTCAGCCACTGTTAACGCTACCACCACTGCATACAGCGCGACTAATGAAGTGACTGGTACAGGCTATAGTGCTGGCGGCATCGCAGTGACTAACGCTACTGCGCCAACTACAGGCGGTACCACTGGTTATTGGACTCCTTCGGCCAGTTTAGTGTATAGCACCGTGACTTTGACTACCGCGTTTGATGCTGTGTTGATCTACAACAGCACTCAGTCAAACAAAGCTGTCAGTGTTCATACGTTTGGTTCTCAGACTGTGACCGCTGGTACGTTTACACTGACTATGCCTAGCAACGCTGCGGGTACTGCGCTGATCAATATCGCTTAATCTTTACACCGGATAGGGGAGGGCCATGTTTGGTATAGCCCCGTTTTCCGGTGTTCCGTTTTCCTCGCTTCCGTCTAGCGCTAACAACGTAACGGTCGCGGCTACGGGCGTTTCCGCCACAGGCTCCGTAGGTTCAGTTGCTCCGTCTACGAGCAAAGCGCTTACGGGCTTATCTGCGACCGGTTCTGTTGGTACAGGCGTACCATCCTCATCCTCCACCGTTGCACTGACCGGGCTCACGGCCACGGGCTCCGTAGGTACTGGCGTACCGTCTTCATCCTCTAACGTAGCGCTTACGCAAGTCACCGGCACGGGTTCGGTTGGCTCTGTTACGTCTTCGCGGACTGTGGCCATTTCAGGGGTCACGGGTACAGGTTCGGTTGGAACGGTAACGCCATCCAACACCAAAGCAATATCTGGCAATACAGCCACGGGTTCGGTTGGTTCAGTCACACCCTTTCTCGCAATTGCGGTCTCTGGTAACACAGCCACGGGTTCGGTTGGTTCAGTCACACCTTCATGGACAGTGGCCATCTCAGGGGTCACGGGTACCGGTTCGGTTGGTTCAGTCACGCCTTCACGGACAGTGGCCATCTCAGGGGTTTCAGGCACAGGTTCAGTTGGTTCAGTCACACCCTCTCTCACAATTGCAGAGACAGGCAACACAGCTACAGGTTCGGTTGGACAGCTGGTTGGAGCGCCCCCGCTCACAGGCGTCATTGCAGGTTACGGTTGGGGCTTCCCCGGCTGGGGTTATGGTGGTTGGGGCGGCACGTCACCTGTCGGTATTGTTACGCCCGTTATTACTTATGAAGCGCCGTTAACTGCTGTCACAGGTACCGGCTCCGTTGGTTCAGTCACACCCTTTCTCGCAATTGCGGTCTCTGGTAACACAGCCACGGGTTCGGTTGGTTCAGTCACACCCTCTCTCACAATTGCGGTCTCTGGCAACACAGCCACGGGTTCAGTAGGCACACTTCTGCCGTTTATATCTGAACAAGATAATGGCGTTACGGCCACGGGCAACGTAGGCACAGTTGGAGTAACAAGTACCACTTCGATCTCGGGCGTCATTGCAGGTTACGGCTGGGGCTTTCCGGGTTGGGGTTATGGCGGTTGGGGTGGTACATCTCCAGTTGGCAATGTTATTGGCATTGTCTCCTACGACCTTTCTGCTGTCACAGGTACCGGCTCCGTTGGCTCCGTTACGTCTTCGCAGACTGTGGCCATTTCAGGGGTTACTGGCACAGGTTCTGTTGGTACGCTTAGCGTCGGTGAACGCTCCCTTGCCATTACTGGCAACACAGCTACGGGTTCAGTAGGCACGCTTCTGCCGTTTATATCTGAACAAGATAATGGCGTTACGGCCACGGGCAACGTAGGCACAGTTGGAGTAACAAGCACCACTTCAATTTCGGGCGTTACTGCGGGCTACGGCTGGGGCTTTCCCGGTTGGGGTGAGTGGGGTTGGGGTGGCGGATGCCTTGTTGGCAATGTTATTGGCATTGTCTCCTACGACCTTTCTGGTGTTTCAGCCACAGGCTCCGTTGGTTCCGTTGGTTCAAGCTGCACCGTTGGTCTTTCTGGCGTTTCCGCCACGGGTTCCGTTGGTACTCTCAGAATAGCGCCGCAGCTCACGGGTGTTACCTCTGGCTATGGCTGGGGAATTACTGGCTGGGGGTTGGAGGGTTGGGGCGGTCCGTCTGCTGTTGGTACGGTCATCGCTAATGCGTCTTACGACCTTTCTGGTGTTTCAGCCACAGGCTCCGTTGGTTCCGTTGGTTCAAGCTGCACCGTTGGTCTTTCTGGCGTTTCAGCTACAGGCTCTGTAGGAAGTGTTGCACGGGCGTACATAGAACCCCTCACGGGCGTTACCTCTAGTTATGGTTGGGGCGCAGGTGGATGGGGCGCGGTTCCTTGGGGCGGTGGGGCAAACATTGTTGGTACTGTTACGCCTGCGTTGTCCAAAGCGGTTACGGGTAACACAGCTACCGGGTCTGTAGGTACGGTAGGCATTAACGAGCGCTCTCTTGCACTTACCGGCGTGTACTCTGGCAGTGCTTGGGGGGATGGCGGCTGGGGCTCAAATGCATGGGGTGGAGCTTCTCCAGTAGGTACTGTTTCAGTTTCAGTCACGGTTGCGTTGACAGGTGTTACCGGTACGGGGGTTACTGGTAGCGTATATCGTTTTGGCTCACCCCTGACGGCTGTTTCTTCCACTGCTACAGCAGGCAATGTTTCTTCAAATGTTACGGTTGCGCTTTCAGGCGTCACGGGTACCGGGTCTGTTGGTACTGTTAATTTTGAATTTGTTTACTTTGCTGCCCTTACTAAAGTCTCTGCCACGGGGTTTGTGGGTTCGCTGAAGGCTTCGGTTTATATCTGGTCGTTGATTAACGACGCGCAAACTGCAAACTGGGCACCAATCGACGACTCACAAACAGCTGGCTGGACACCAATTAACGATGCGCAAACAGCTAGTTGGACCAATATTGTAGACAACCAAGCTGCGGGATGGCAAAATGTAAACAATCCGCAAACTGCTGGTTGGACTTCGATTGATGATGCGCAAGCTGCGGCATGGGCGGCAATCCAAAATGCACAAAATGCTGCATGGCAATCAGTGAGTACAAACCAGACTCCGGGTTGGACACCGATCAGCGATACGCAGGCTCCGGGGTGGCAAAATATACCATCGCAACAGACTCCGGGTTGGAGCGCTGAGGATACAAATGAATCCGCCAATTGGGCTGTAGTAAACACGGACGGAACATAGGACAAACATGGCATTGGTTCTTGCAGATCGCGTACAGGAGACGACTACCACAACAGGTACAGGCACTGTTACGCTTCTTGGCGCGGTTACGGGCTACCAATCATTTGCCGCTGTAGGTAACGCAAACACCACGTATTACTGCATCGCTGGCCAAACCGGTTCTGAGTGGGAAGTGGGAATTGGCACTTACACTTCGGCTGGCACTACGTTGGCACGAACAACGGTGCTGTCTTCCAGCAATGCAGGCTCTGCGGTCAACTTCTCAGCGGGCACCAAGAACGTCTTTGTGACATATGCCGCAGGTCGGTCTTTGTACTCCAATGGCGTGATTACCACAAACGCCACGTACTACCTTACGTTTTCCGCAACAAACGCTGCCGGAACGCAAGAAATTTCAACCGCCACCGCACTTACGTTCAATCCCAGCACGGGAGCACTGACCTCTACAACTGTTACATCAAGTTCGGATGAACGGTTAAAAACCAATTGGCGTGATCTGCCGCCCAATTTTGTCCGACAGCTTGCGCAAATCAAACACGGGACTTATGATCGGACCGATCAGGAACTGACACAGGACGGAGTGTCTGCGCAATCTTTACAGCCACTTTTGCCTAATTCTGTTTTGGAAGGCGCTGATGGTAAACTGTCAGTTGCCTATGGAAACGCTGCGTTAGTATCGGCCATTGAGTTGGCCCAGCTGGCGGTAGCCCAAGAAGCCCGTATTGCCAAACTTGAGGCATTAGTGGCACAATTGATGAAAAGGTAACACACTATGGCAAGTACATACTCAACCAACTTAGCGCTTGAACTGATTGGTACCGGTGACCAAGCAGGCTCTTGGGGCACATCCACAAACACTAACCTTGGGACGCTGATTGAACAGGCCATTTCTGGTTACGTCACGCAAGCTATTACGGACGGATCGGGTGCCAATACCACGATCACCATACCGAACGGTGCCACGGGTGTGGCGCGGAACATGTTCATTGAGATGACAGGAGCGCTGACATTTTCAACGACCAGTCTGATTGTTCCGGCAAACAAAAAACTGTACTTTATTTATAACAATACCACTGGCGGCTTTGCTGTTACAGTAAAAGTGAGTGGCCAGACAGGCGTCTCGGTCCCCAACGGCAAAAAAATTATTTTGGTTAGCAATGGAACAGATATTGTTGTAGCTGAAAATTATATTGCTTCGTTGACGCTTGGCGCGGCTTTGCCTGTTGCTTCTGGGGGTTCTGGCGCTGCTACCTTAACCGGCGTTGTTTATGGCAATGGAACAACCGCTTTCACGGCGGCTACAGCCGCACAGATTATTACGGTTATTGGAACCACGGCGGTGACCAACGCCACCAATGCTACAGCTATCACCAACGCTGGTGGCTGGAACGTAACCCCTAGTGGTACAAAATTGTATTTTAATTACAACGGTACAAACGTGGGGTCTCTTGATTCTTCCGGCAACTTCATCGTCTTGGGTACCGTTACCTCTACCGGCACACCATAATAGGAGCAATAAATGACAGCAACTCTTAATTCAACAGGCGTTCTCTACGGAGATAGCACACAGCAAAGTACAGCTTATGTTGGACTTAATATACAAGTATTTTCAAGCTCTGGCTCATTTACTGTCCCGGCGGGTATTACCAAGTTGACTGTTTCAGTTTGGGGTGGTGGTGGTGGCGCTGGTGCTATTAACTCTACTCCGGGTTGTGGAGGTTGTGGAGCAGCATTTATAACAGGTTTAACTCCCGGCACAGCTATTACAGTTACGGTTGGCAGCGGAGGCAACGGTGCACTTTCCACTAGCAGTGGAACCGCTGGAACTTCAAGTTCATTTGGCACTTATATAACCGCAACAGGCGGGGGATTTAGTGGCTATTCTATTAACGGTCTTAATGGAACTTTTACATTAAGTGGCGCTACTAAAATGTTTGCCCCATCTACTAATGGAGGTTCATCAGCTACATCGCCAGCACCAACAACAACTATAAATCTTGCTGGATTTGCCGGTGGAGGTCAAGGAATCGGCGGTACTGATGGTGGTTGTACGACTCTTGGACAAGGCGGTGGGGCGGGAATGAGTGGTGGAGGTGGGGGCAGAGGCACTAGCGGTTATTTTGGTCTTGGAGGAACTGCTTATGGCCCGGGTTCTAATGGTTCTAATGGAAGTTCAACCGCTGGAGGTAATGGTGGCGGCGCTACTGGCGGCACTGGAGCTACTGGTGCTACTGGTGCTACATTCGCAGGTGGTGGCGGTGGTGGTGGCGGTGTAATTGTTCAATGGTAAGGAATAAAAATGCAAGCAATGATTAATCCTGATGCTCCAGTTCAACACGTTATTGGTTGGAATGGTTCAAAGCCTATTATGGAAACCTATCCAAACAGTGCAACTGTTTGTGAAGTTCAAGCAATTACATTTCCTATTGCACTTCCTTTATATTGGGTTGAATGTTCAGACAATATTTTGGCGTATCAATTTTGGTACAGCTTAACAACCCAACAATTTAGTCTTATTGAAAATGTAATTCCCCCACAACCAGTTTCTACTGGAACGCAAACATTATGAACACAATTGAACCCATTAACCAAGTTACGTATGATGGAGCGCAATTGCGTATTTATCATGCAAACATAGGTGACGGGTTGCCAAAACATTCCCATTATTTTTCGCATTTGACTATGTGTCACGCTGGTTCATGTGTTGTGCGAAAAGAAGGACGACAATTGATTATTAACAAGCATTCATTACCTGTTGACCTTGGTAACGAAGAATGGCACGAAATTGAAGCATTAGAAAACGACACTGTTTTTGTAAATGTCTTTTCAGAAGGCAAATACTGAATGATATGCAGGTAGTAGAAATACTCCTGTCCGTGTTCTTAAACACAGCGGAGTACAAATGCGTTAAATGGGTATGGTGGTGGGACGCTGAATACAAGTATCAGATTACCAAATGTTTAGAATGGAAAAAGGTTGAAAAGAAATGATCGATCCGATCACCATTAGCGCGGCGTTTGCCCTTGCCAAGAGCACCATCGCCGGGGTCCAAGAAGCGATCCAAATGGGCAAGGACTTGCAAGAGTGCAGCGGTGATCTGATTAAATTCTTTGAGATGCGCGACACCGTTGCCAAGGCGGCAACCGAAGACAAAGGCAAGAAGCCTCGCTCCGACATGGGCCAAGCCCTTGACACTGTGATGCAAGCCAAAGCCTTGCGGGACGCTGAGAAGAAACTCAAAGAGCAACTAATTTACTCAGGCCAAGGTGATGTCTGGGAGTCTATCCAAGCTGAGTACAACCTGATCCAAGCCAACCGCCGTAAAGAAGAACGTGAAGCTGAAGCCGCCGCAAAACTCAAACGTGAAAAAATGGCGGAAACGGTTGAGGCTATATTTATTGGCCTTGCGTCATGTTTAGCGGCTGGCGCAATAGGCTGGGGCACTTTTGAATTTATCATTTACAAAATGAGGTTATAAATGAATGAACTTTTTTCTCTCCTCAAGGGCATTGCGCCTACTTTGGCAACCGCTGTTGCTGGCCCTCTTGGTGGGGCTGCTATTACCGCTCTCGCTTCTAAATTTGGTGTTGCTAATAGCGTTGAAGCTGTCGCTACAGCCATCGCCGGAGACCCACAAGCCGCCCAAAAGCTGGCGGAGTTAGAGCTGGAATATGCAAAGCTGGATTCAGCCGACCGTGACAGCGCCCGTAAGCGCGAGTCAGAAATTGCCACTAGTGCCACCGCTCCTTGGTACAGCAAAGTCGTCACTCCTTTAATTGCCGTTGGCGTTTTCGTTGCATGGAGTTTTGTTCAATGGTTCTTGCTGACTCATGTGATTCCGCAAGAGATGCGCGAAATTGTTCTTCGCCTGTTGGGCCAGCTCGACGCTGCCTTTATGTTAATTTTGACCTACTACTTCGGCGCAAGCCACAAGCACTGATATGAAAGACAATTTTCCTAAGTCCCTTGCCGCAGTCCTCGTTCATGAAGGCGGCTTTGTAAACAACCCCAAGGACCCCGGAGGCATGACCAATCTTGGCTGCACCAAAGCAGTTTGGGAGGAGCACTGCGGGCATATAGTGGATGAGAAAGCCATGCGGGCATTAACCCCCACAGATGTCGGCCCGCTGTATAAACGCAAATACTGGGACAAAGTGCAAGGCGACGAACTGCCTTCTGGGGTGGACTACGTTGTCTTTGATGCGGCTATTAACAGCGGGGCTGGTCGAGCTGCTAAATGGCTTCAGGCGTGTGTTGGCGTTGAGCCTGATGGTGGTATCGGACCAAAGACGCTTGCGGCAGTAAAGGCGCATGACCCCAAAGAACTGGTACAAGATTATGCTAAACGGCGCTTGTCCTTTATGATGTCATTACCTACTTGGGAGACGTTTGGCAAAGGCTGGACTCGCCGGGTAAACGAAGTTGAGGCGGTTGGCCTCACAATGATCACATGAGGTAAACCGTGCCTTTACAAAAACTTGCCCTCAAAGCCGGTGTTAACCGGGAAAGCACGTCCTATGCTAATGAGGGCGGGTGGTATGAGTCCGACAAAATTCGTTTTCGTTCTGGCCAACCCGAAAAAATTGGCGGCTGGGTAAAAGACACTGGCGCTGTGTCGTCCAGCGTGTCCACGGTTTCTGACTACGGTAACGTGTACCCAACCACAATGCCAACTCCTCCGTCTGGCACGCTTTGGGGTATTTGTCGTTCGATGTGGAATTGGGTTACGCTGGCTGGGCAGAACTTGTTGTCTTTTGGAACTAATCTGAAGTTCTACATCCAAAATGGTGTTAATGGTTTTTACTACGACGTTACTCCCATTCGCGCAACGCATACTGCGGTAGCTAATGCTTTTACTACAGTCATCTCCTCATTTACAGTTGTTGTAAATGATCCAGCCCACGGAGCGCAGACGGGCGATTTTGTTACGATCACTGCAACTTCCGGCGTAGTCAACGGCATTCCAGCAGCAACGATGGGCACTACAGCAACGCCTGTTATGTATCAGATCACGTACATTGACAGCAATTCGTATAGCATCACTGTTGCTTCAGCTGCGACTTCAAATGGCATTTCTACAGCAACAGCCACATTTTCGTACGAGCTAACTTCCGGTAACGATATTTATTCCGTTGCCGCTGGGTGGGGTGCGGGCGGTTGGGGTGGAAAGACTCCGGGTTACTCAGACACGGGCTGGGGGTTGGCAGCGGCGGCTGGAGGAGTTGGGGTAGGACTGCGTTTTTGGAGCCAGTCAAACTTTGGGGAAAACTTAATTTTTAACCCTTGCGGCGGTGGTATCTACTTATGGGCGGTAAATGTGTCGCCAAACATCTACGATCGCGCTCAGTTGCTGGTAGCAGGTAGTACAGTTAGAATAAAAAATAGCGCGGGCACAGCGTCTACTACGGTGTCTATTGATGCCACTTGCCCGACTGCGGCAAACTATGTCCTTGTATCAGATGCTTCGCGTTTTATTATTGCGTTTGGAACAAACGACCCAACAGGTGTATACGCCACTACAATCCAAGACCCCATGCAGATTCGTTGGTCTGACCAAGAAAGTTTTGCCACTTGGACGCCCTCAATTACCAATCAAGCTGGTGACTATCGACTGAGCCACGGTTCTAGCATTTACACAGCCATCCAGTCCCGCCAAGAAATTTTGGTATTTACAGACAGCGCAGTGTATGCGATGCAATATCTTGGCGCTCCGTATGTCTGGGGTTTCCAATTGTTGGAAGACAATATCTCAATTATTGGCCCAAATGCTGTGTCTGTTGCAGCTAACGTGACTTATTGGATGGGCATGGACAAGTTCTATGTTTACACTGGCCGCGTGCAAGCTATGCCTTCTACACTGCGTGAATATGTTTTTACCGACATCAATTTGCAGCAAGGCTTTCAGGTCAACTCGGGTACTAATGAAGGGTACAACGAAGTTTGGTGGACATATTGTTCCAGCGGGTCCACTGCCACCAACCGGTATGTGATTTTTAACTATGTGGATAACGTCTGGTACTACGGTACATGGAACAACTATACAGGTACTACTCCCCAAGGTCGAACTGCTTGGCTCGATAGTGCTTTGCGCAGCTATCCTATGGCTGCAACTTACGGAGCACCAACCACAACGTCTTCCCGTACACAAGGTAGCACTACGCTGGTGTACCACGAGAACCAAACCGACGATGGCAACAATGCCACTACCACGCCGATTGTGTCGTATGTGCAGTCTTCGGACTTTGACATTGGAGATGGCCACAATTTTGGTTTTGTTTGGCGGCTTATTCCTGACTTGACTTTTGATGGCTCTTACGTAGACGCGCCCAAAGCATATTACACCGTACGCCCACGTACCAACCCCGGCGCTAACTATGGCAACTCAAACAGCCCCTCAGTAACCAGCGCACAAAACTATTCTGGTCAGCAGACATATGCCGTGCAGCAGTTTACCCAGCAAGTCTATGTACGTGTCCGAGGGCGTCAAATGGCATTCAAAGTAAGTTCGGGTATAACCGGATCAGCCACCGAAGGGCTTGGCGTGCAATGGCAGCTTGGCGTTCCTCGTATTGACATACGGCCTGACGGGAGACGTTAATTTATGGCTACAAAAAATGTAGTTGCTCCCCGACTACCAGCAGCGCCCAACACATATGACCAGCAGTATATGGATGCAATGCTGAACATATTGCGTCAGTACTTTACCCAGTTGAGCAACTTTGGACCCGTTTCTGCGGCTACTCAACGGATAAGCGCAACGGATATTGTTGCTGCGTTAAGCTGTGCTCAACCGGATAAAACTTCCGGCGCAGTCGTAATTAGCATGCCTACGCAAGTCGATTTTGCAAACTTGCGCTCGGGGGATATTTACATGGATACCTCTGGCGGAGCAGCAACAAGTTACCCATTGAGGATCAAGGCATGATAAAGTTCGTTAACCCCTATTTTCAAAGGCATCTATGAGCTTGCATATTGCCGCCCAAAATTTGGCTTCCCAAGGCAGAGGCCCCGACAACACACTTGTCCATATGTCCCGTAAAGAGGTCAACAGCCTCAATTCACTTGCACGCGCCCACGGCGGGCACTTGACCACCAACCCCCATACGGGTTTACCCGAAGCTGGATTTTTGTCGAGCATTTTGCCTATGTTGGCAGGCGCGGCTTTAACGGCTACCGGTGTTGGCGCTCCTATGGCCGCATTGATGGTGGGTGGTGGTATGGGTATAGCTACGGGCAGCTTGCAAAAAGGCTTGATGGCAGGTCTTGGCGCATACGGCGGCGCGGGCTTAGGTTCTGGGTTAATGGCTGCTGGTGCTGAAGGTGTTGGGGCTGGTGCAGCTAGCAATTTGGGTGATATGGCCGCTACTGGCGCTGGCGCTACTCCCGCCGCTGGAATGATTGCCCCTGCTGCCGCTGCACCAGCGGGCGGAATTTCTTCTTTGTACGGTGCTCCTACGGATGCAATGGGCGCGTTAACTTCTACTTCTGCGGCACCACAAGCTGCTGCGCAAGCAGCAATGCCTATGGCCCCACCCGCACCTACACCTGTAGCTCCAGCCCCAGCTCCTGTTACCGCTGCCGTTGCCCCTGCACAGCCGGTAAGTGGGCTTTCCCAAATGGGGCAAGGTATTCAAAATCTTGGCTCAAGTGCGGGGCGCGAAGCCTTTATGGGTCAAGCTGCGACCAAAGGTGCTGAAGCTACAGGTGTAGGCGGTGGTTCCGGGCTGTTTAAGTACGGCATGGCCGCTGCGGCTCCTATGCTTACGGGTAAAGATCAAGCTGGGTACAAAAGCAGCGGGCCTAATCCGTACGAGTATTCGTACGATTACAAGACAGGCCAATACACGCGCCAACCTACGGGCTACCGGGATGCGCAAACTGTTACACCTCCACAAGCTATGGCTATGGGCGGTATGGCGCAGGGCGGTTTAGACTTTGCTGGGCAAAACACATTTGCCGCTGGCGGTGGCCCCGGTGGTTTAAATATGAACGCGTTACAGCAACAGCAAATGACACAGCAGCCGCAAAATATGGCTTCTGGCGGCATGTCTGACCTTGGTAGCTACTCGGATGGCGGGCGCATGTTGCGCGGCCCCGGGGATGGTGTATCTGATTCAATCCCCGCTATGATTGGTAGCAAACGTCCTGCTCGTTTAGCCGACGGTGAATTTGTTGTACCCGCCCGCGTTGTGTCTGAATTGGGTAACGGTTCGTCTGAAGCCGGTGCACGTAAGCTCTACGCCATGATGGACCGTGTGCAAGGCGCACGCAAGAAGTCAATTGGTAAAGGCAAGCTGGCTGTGAACAGCCGCGCCGATAAAATGCTGCCAGCATAATTATGCCGTTGTACCAAATTGATCCTCGCGAGCTTCCGCAAGTTTGGCCTATCGTTGCTCCTTTGCTGCAAAAAGCAATTGACATAGACCCCAGTGCGCTAACTATCGAGCAAGTGGAGTATTCGGTTCGGACGGGAAAAACCTATTTGGTGGTTTGGGAAGAAGCCGATAAGAGTATTACTGGGGCTGCAACAGTTGAATTTATTGACTATCCTCGGCAACGTGTTGGGCACGGTAACCTCATGGGGGGTAAAGGCATCATGCGCCCCCACGTTATTGAAGAAATGTACAAATGGATGCGTGCCCACGGGGCAACTACCGCGCAAGTTTGGGCCCAAGGCTCGCTTGTAAATATGTATGAAAAATTTGGGCTGAAAGTTACTCACCAAGTGATGAGGGTTAAATTATGAATATCTTGCACATGAAGCGCAAACTGCTTCCTTTGGGTAACCCTCAAATGGACGGCGGCGGTGGTGGTGGTGGTGGCCAGCAGCAAACAACTACGTCTGATGTGGCGGATTGGGCAAAACCAACTGCCGAGCGTACTCTTGGCAAAGCTGAAGCTCTGGCAACTGACAAACCGTACCAAAGCTATGGTAACTGGGCGCAGCAAACTGGTGCTGACCCTAACCGTGTGGCTGGGTTTAACAGCCTCCAAAATCAATCATTCCAAGGGGCGCAAAACCTCCAGCCTTCCCAAGGACTGAACTCCGCTATGAACTTGGCCGGTGCCGGTAGTATGAACAGCTTGAACGCTGGGCAAAATTACATGAACATGGCAACTAATCCAAACGCCATGCAAGGGTTCATGTCTCCGTACATGCAGAACGTGGTCAACTCGCAAATGGGTGAGGCCAACCGGAACTACGACATTTCTGGCACAAACCAAGCAAGCCAAGCCACACAAGCTGGAGCTTTTGGTGGTTCTCGCGGCGCAATCATGGCTGCGGAAAATGAACGCAACCGCAACACTGCATTGAATGGTATTCAAGCTACTGGCTTGCAAAACGCTTTTCAAAACGCGCAGCAGGCGCAACAATTTGGTTCTAGTTTGGGGTTGCAAGGCGCGGGTCAAGCTATCCAAGGCGCGGGACAAATGGCCAACATTGGCACCCAGCAGTTTGGGCAACAGAAAGACACGCTCAATTTGCAGAATCAGTTTGGTGGCCAACAGCAAGCCAACGAACAAGCCAAGCTCGGCTACAACATGCAGGATTACACGCAGCAACAGCAATATCCATATCAGCAGTTGTCGTTCCTGTCTAACATCATGCACGGCCTTCCAACAGGTAACGTGCAGACTATGTACGGCATGCAGCCCACTACGGCTCAGTCAATTGGCAGTTTGGGTATGGGCGCTTACGGCATGAGTCAACTCATGAGAGCCGACGGCGGTACTGTTTCCTCCTACGCTGATGGTGGTAGCGTTGAAAGTCCAAACGCAATTGAAGGCATTGTTAGCAAGCTGTCGGATGACCAGTTAAAGCAGGCCGCTAAGTCAGCTCAAGCCCGTGGTGACGTACAAGAACTTCAGGCTATCCAACAAGAGATGGCTATGCGTGCTTCCGAACGTAATGGCATGGCCGGGGCTTTTAACCAACTTCCTCAAGGCCAACAAGAATCTATGGCCGGTGGGGGCATCGTGGCTTTTGCAATGCCAACAGCAGCAAATAACTATGGTTTGACTGACTCTTCTGAAGACGATGCCCCCCAACAGGGCGAGGCTGCTATGACCTCAGAAGGAAACCCTAAGGCTTACAACCAATTTAGCCAACAAATGTTGGCGCATATTGGGCGGATGCAAAAGGAAAAAGGTTACACCCCAATGACCCGCGCAGAGCAAATGGCGGCGGAAAAGTCCGACTATGAAGACATGACTAGGTTTGCTGGGCCTGATCCTTACGCCCCGATGCAAGAGCGTTTAAAGCAACAAGAAACAGACCGCGCAGGTTCTTTGTCTGAAGGTCGTGGGTTGGCTGCACTCCAAGCAGCCGCTGCTATGTCCCAAGGTCGTGGTTTAGTCCAAGGTCTTGGCCGCGCTGGCGGCGCGTTTGCTGAGTCTTATGGCCAAGCCTTGCGTGCCGACGCTGCTGAAAAGCGTTCGTTGGCTCAAATGCAATTCAACTTGTCTGATGCTCAACGCAAAGAACGCATGGGGCTTACCAAAGAAGCCCGGGCCAATGTACAGGCGGCGGAAACCAACAAGTACAACGCTATCAAATCCGGTCGCGAGCGCGATGCAGCGGTTGCTAACGCACTGGGTAAAGGGTTGCAGGGCACTAAGCCTCTGCGGGCTACTGGTGCGAGTAAAGAGCCCAAGATCAACGAGCAACTTGCTGCTGCGGAGATTGCACACGAGACCAACCCTACGGACGCTACGCTCAGCCGTGTTACGGCATTGCGACGTGCTGTGGGCCAGACCAAAACTACTGACTACGGCCCAACTCGTGCTGGTCTGGGTGAAAGCCAGTTGGCCGTCAAACTCGGCGAAGACATCAATACTGCGCAGCAGAAGTTGAAGTTTACACCTGAATACGTGAAGGCAGACGCAGCTACAAAAACGCAAATGATGAAAGACGCGGCAACTCAGGTTCGCGCAAACGCGGCCAAGAACGCAACCGTAAACAATAATTCCCCACAGGCGGGCCAAAACGATTATAGTAACCTCTGGGGCGGCACTGGTGGATAAATAGCGCCCCGTAACAAGGGGTTGCTATGGCAAAGAAGTGGGCTGAAGTTGTTAGTAGTGAAGCATTTCAGGCGCTGCCTGACGATCAAAAAGAAGTTGCGCGGAACCAATACTTTGACAGTGTTGTAGCGCCGCAGGTGCCTGAAGCTGATCTTAATGCGGTTCGAGGGCAGTTTTTTTCCACCACTTCACTCGGCCCAAAACGCGCTCCCGCCCCACAGCGCGATGGGCTTGCTGCCGCTAGTTTAATGGGGGATGAGTTTGATCCTGCCATTACGGCGGCTGCTCGTGCGCCCAAGCGTAAGAGTGTTTTTGAACTGCGGCCACAAATGCCCGGTCCTTTGCCGACCGAGGACAAAATGCTGCGTCCTGAGTTTGTGGCCGCAGTTCAAACGCAACTCGATTCTATACCCCTTGAAAAACGCTCTGCTGCACTTGCGCGTTTAGCCCAGCGCCCGGATATTTATGGCCGTGCGGCAAAAGCTATTCAAGGCCGTTATGAGGCTATGGATAAGGTGGAATCCACGCCAGTCAAAAACTTAACTGATTTGCGATTGGAGCAGCAGCAAAAGCGTTTTATCGACCAAGGCAGGAATGCCGAGGGAGCTTTGGACCTTGCCCGTCAGCAAGCCCAGCGGGGAGTTGCCCGCCCTGACCTTCAGCAAATGAACCGGGATGTTGAGGGTGAGATTGCCGACACCGAAGCTGCGCGTATGCGTGAGGAGCTTAAGAACGCCGATTTCCTTGACCGCGTTAGTGCAACTACAGAAGCGAAATTCAGAACAGCAGGTCTGGGTCTGATGAACGTCTACGCCGATCTTACTGACGACAAACAGATGCAGCGCGACTTGTCCGGTTCACGGCGCATGGTAGAAGCGGGGGAGCGAGCTATCCCCAAGGGCGACAGTATTTTTGAGCGCTCGGCGCAGGGGGCGATCTCCTCGCTGGCTGGCCAAGCTCCTATGGTGGCTTTGGGCATGATTACTGGCACTGCTGCCCCTATGTTGTTGCACGCTGGTGTCCAACAGTTTGGTGACTCTTACGGTGAGGCCCGGTCTGCTGGGCAGTCTCCTGCGGCTGCGGCTGCGCGTGCCATTCCTATGGCTGCTGCTGAAGTGTTCTTTGAGCGTTTTGGCATGGAGAAAGCAATGGCTGGGCTGGCCAAGCATGTAGCCAAATACGGGTATCAATCTGTGCCCAAGTACGTGGCCGAGGCCATTGCAAAAGAGCTGCCTTCCGAGTTGGCAACCACAGTAACTCAATACGGGATTGACATCGTGCCCGGAGTTGGCCTTAATAAAAATCCCAGCTTGGTCGGTTTGTACGAGCAGTTGGAAGAGACTCTACGCCAAACAATTATTCAAGCAGGTACGCAAACGGGTATAACTGTCGGGGCCGCTAAGGGCGTTCAAAAATTGTCGGAAGCGCTGCGATCTAGCGCCCCCAAATACGAACGCCCCGACGACACGGGGTACTATCAAGCCTTGCTCATGGCAAAAGGCAAAGGGTTCTTGACTTCTGAGCGCCGCAACCAGATGGTGCCACCCGGCCAAACTACCGAAGCTGA